GATCTCCGTTTTTGCGGCCTCCGCCTTCTCGTCCGCCTCGATCCGGTCAAGTCGCGAAGCCAGCTTGTGGCGGATCGCGGTGTAGAAAAAGTCGCGGGGCGGATGCCCGAACTTGTCCGGGCGGATACCGCAAGCGGTCGAGATCTGCGAGTAGGTCGCGCCCGCCGCCTGGGCGGATGTCCACCTATTGGCCGTAGCGTGATCGATCGCCGCCTTGAGGTAGCCTCGCGGCTCCGGGGCTGGATCGTCTAATATTGTTTCGTCAATAAGTTCTGACATTATCAATTCCAGGTAACTGCATCTGACCCGCCCCGGTCCGGGGCCGGCGCGCCGTTAAGACGCGCCGGCCCGGTCGGGCCGGTCAGGAGAAACGAACTACGAACTACGACGGGAGAAGCGGAATCGAGTACCAGGTCGTATCGTCCAGCGCGATCAGGATAACCGATGTCTTGGCCGCCATGTCGAGCGAGCCGGTAGTCGCGGTCAACGCATTGATCTTGTCCAATGTGTTCGGATAGACGCTCAATACCTCGTCTGACACGTCGGCATTTTTGATTATACAGATCTTACCGGCCGCGGCGGTCGGAAGAATCACGCCCTCGCCAGAGTCGACAGAGTTGACGAAGGTAAAGCCCTCGGCCACCGCCGCGGCGTCCGTCTGGTCAGAGCCTGTAGCCGCGACCGTTGCGACGGCGATCCGAAGCGCGCCAGCGCTTGACAGCGTGAACGGCCCGGAGAGCGGAACATCCTCGTAGCTGTCACCGTCCGCGACCAGGATGTCGCCAGCCGTGTAGTCGACGGTGCCGATGTCAGAAAGATCGGCGAGCGAAAACTCCTCGGCGGTCAGGGAGACCGTACTGCGGAGCAGGATCCTTACAGTCGAATCTGTCGATTCGGCCGCGACCAGTACGAATCCCATCCACGTGTTGCCTGTCGGGGTCGCCGTCGCGGCTCCGGCGCCGGCCGTGCCACCGTGAGGGTTGCCGTCGGCGTCCCAATACACATTGGCGCCCACCGTCGCAAACGCCTCCTCGGCCTTCACCACATCGAAAACGCCAGATATGGCAAGTGACCCGAGGTCACCGGAATCGATGTCGGACTTCGCGACACCCACGATATTTTCCTGAATCACCACATCGCCGGCGGTCACGTCAGCGCCGGGCGTGTAATCGAGCGATTCGCCGATTTGTACAAAAGCTGCTTCTGCCATTTTCTTACATCCTTATTTTGAGTTATGTCTTGTTGTTGGTTAACGGCGCCGCGATTATGCCTCGCCCTTCATTTTGACCGCGCCCCGATAGTCCTGTTCCTTGACACCGAAGTCAATGTACCCTCGGAACTGGACGCCCAGGGTATTGAAATCGGCGTCCGTGGATTCGACCGTCGGGCGATCGACGCCGTTCAGGAACGCGACTTCGAAGGCGGCCAGCCGATTCGGATCGGCGAACAGGTACCAGGCGAGCGCCGAGTAGCCTGTGAAGCTCGAGTTACCAAGATAACTCGATGACGCGATGTCAAACTTGCCCGCGTGCGGGTTGTTTACCGGCTTGCCCGCATTGGCGGTCGTCGTTTCGTTCAGTTGCAGCGAGTTCATCAACTGCTCGGCTGTGACCTTCAGGGCCGACGGGACCAGCAGGATCGACGGCGAGATCCCGAGCGGTCGACCGTTCGGCTTCGTCTGGTCGAGGAACAGCAGCTCGGCGGCGGTCAGTGCGTCAACGTCCAGGGCGGTCGTCGAGCCAGTCGCATAGTTGCCGTTACCGGAAGCGAAGAACGAACTCGGATTGCTCAATATGAGCGTCCATACCGCATCGGCAATGGCCTCACCGGCGCCCATGCCGATCTCGCGCGGGATCGCGGCGAACGCCGACAGGTCATCGTTGATGATCGCCTGACGGGTCAGCGAGAACATGATCCCGTGGGTGTCGGCCTGCTGGGTGAACTGCTGTTCCGAGACCGTCCCGTGCTTCAGCTCGCCGTCGGCCCCGACTTCCTGGAACTTGAAGTCGCCGGTCATGCGGTGGCGGGTGTGCTGCTTGAAGTCATTGACGGATGAGATTTTACAGATGCGTCGCCAGGTGTCCTCGGCGTAGTTGTAGCCGTCGAGCAGCATCTTGTTAGCGACGTTGCTCAATATGTAGGGCAGGCTCATTGTACTGAACGCCGCCTGCAGCCAGTCGCTGGGGTTGCTGCGGAACCGGGGCAGGCTCCGGCCGCTGGCGCATTCGCAGAATTCCTGAATGCCCATACCGCGCATTTTGTCGGCCGCTTCGAGCGTCGGCGAGTCGTAGGACGCCTCAAGGCTTTCGCCCGAGATCCCGCCGGCCATGACGGCCGCGGCCTCGAAGACCTTCGGGCCGGTCGCGCGATGCTGGCCGCCGAACGCGGGGGCCGCGGGCCGCGAAGCGCGGAGCACTTCGAGCTCCGTCTTGGTCGCGTCCCAGCCCTCCTCAATCGCCTTGGCCGCGATGTCGCCGTGCGAGTCGCCGCACAGTGACCGGACAGCCTCGATCCTGCGGACCTCGTCGGCCGCCTTGGCGCGTAGGGACGACAGGTGATCGTCGCCCGATGCCTCGATTTTTTCGGCGGGCGCCTGTTCAGTCTGCTTGGTTTCGGTAGACTCCGAGGCCTTGATCTCCTCGGCCCGCCCCTCATCGCTCACAACCTCATTTTTCGTTTTGTCATTTTCTGCCATTTTCTCTTGCTCCAATGCTTTCGCTTTTGCTGCGATTTTTGCTTCCGTGTTTGAATCAGCGCCAAGATCGACGAAACTGATTTCCTTCAATATTGATTCGCGGACCACAAATACCGGTCCGGCGAAGGTTGATCCGTTGACAGTGACCGCAGAGCCCTGCGCCACAAATTCCGTTTCCTCGATGCTTGCCCCGATACTCGCCTGCCCCGGGAACCCGTTTACGCCGCTCTTGGCAACGTCACGCGCCCAGGACGTGTCGCGGCTGACTATGCCCTCGGCGGTCAACGTATTGTTTTCGACGGCGATGCGTTCGGTATGGCCGACCCCCTTACCGGCGCTGTGGTCGAGACGAATCGGGATTCGTTGTTTCTCGATACCGATCCCGGCAAGATCGACGACAACGGGGTCCTCGAATCCGACCAGATCCATTTTGCCGCCGGTATAGGCCAGCATACTGAAGCGGGGCAGCTTTTTGCCGTCCTGGGACGCCGCTTGGACATCTATGTCAGAGATCAATTGCAAGTTTTTAGGTATGTTTTCCATCGATATTACTCCATGTTTTGATCGGATTCGTCCGATATCAGGCCGAGTTCCAGCATAAGCTCACGCTCCTTGGCCTCCTGCCGCAGTTCAGACTCCCAATCGCGGCCCTGCCTGGCGTACTCGTATGCCAGGGTCGTCGTATGGTTCGCCAGGCGCTTGGCCTGGGCCGCCGCCTCCTTGTTCGGATCGACGTGTTCTGTGCCGTCGAAGAACCATTGGTGCTTGACGCCGCCCAGGGGTCGGGCGATGCCAAGCGTGATCCGCGCCTCGGCGAACCATGCGGCGAACACACGGTCCAGAACAGCCTGCGCCAGGTGCTCCTGCTCGATTCTGATTGATTTGAAATACGTCTGATGATCGAGTCTGCCCGACGCGTAGTTGTAGCCCGCCGAGTTACCGGCCGCAATATTGTACGGCATATTCAAGCATCTAGCTATTTCGTTTAGTATCTCAGCCTTGAACTCGGCGTAGGTCGTCGTAGGCTGTTCGGCCTTTATCTGCCCGAGCTTCCAGCCGTCCGGCAGGGTCGTCGCCATGCGCGCTTCAAGCTCGATGATATCGAGTGCGTCGAAACTATCGTCGGCCTCGCCGTTGGCCGGCGAGTCGGTGTATAAGACCGCCGCGAAGTCGGCCGCGGTCTCGGCGGCGGCCAGGACGGCGAGCGTATACCGCCGCATCTGCTCGAATAGCGGGATCGCGGGCGAAAGTTCCGATACGCCCCGATGCTGCCCCGGGCGGTCAGGTCTGAACCAATGCAACACAGACTCGGCGGGCACTGTATCGTACATATCGGCATATGCCGAGAATGAGTTAGTGTCGCCAGGGTGATACTGCATGATCTCGTAGCTTTTCGGATTGCCGAACGGGTCGAGGATCAGTCCGTCGATGTCTACGTGGTCGGGCCGGACGGCCAGGGACGGCGATGTTACGCGGTCCGCCTCGATCAATTGCAGGTCTAGCGTTACGGGCGTCGGCAGCATCGGGTTCGCGGTCAAAACCGCGAACGCCTCACCGTCAACGGCCTTGGCGCTCCGCATTGTTCGCAGCTTTTTCGCCAGGTCGACGGCCTTTGACCAATCGTTAAATGCGGATTCAACGGCGCTATTGGCGCCCGCATCATCCGTTAGCATCTGTAATCGCGGGCCGGTACCAACACAATCGTTGGCCAGGGTGTTGACGATCCCCCGCGCGTAGCAATTATTGGCCGCCTCGTACCGCGCCCGCTCCCTGATGCGCTTGCGTACATCGACGGAAGCCGCTTCGTCGGCGGATAGCGCGTCTGTATTGCTCCAGTGCCCGGCGTTGGCGTCCGTCGTCTGGGCCGCATCGTAACGCGCCTTGATCGTGATCGGTACGGACCGGACCGCGGGACGCGGGCGGCCGCCCTTCTGTTCCGGGCTCGCCACTATACCGTGCCCCGCGGCGCGATCCGATTAAGTTTGATGCCCAGACCGGACGTTCGCGATGCCGTCTTGCTGGCCAGGTATTTGTCGGCCTCGATTTGGTCAAGCAGTGAGTGCTGCTCGACGGAGCCGGAGTCCCCGCTCGCCTTTTTCGGGCCAGTCGCGCTTGTCTCGATCGCGTCGTCAATATCATCGGCCATAAGCAGGACCTTTCGGTGCTCGCGTCAAAAAAAACACATCCCCCTACTTATATATAACGCAATCCACCGACCAGTCGTGCGAACAAATCCAAGATTTTGGGAATATTGTTACATATATAGACGTTCATGCGAAAAATTCACGAGTACTCACCCGTAACCCGCAATATCTGCATTCGCGACGGCGCGTGATG